AAGGTGGAAAATCATGACTGTTGAAATGATTTATTACGACTGGACGCCAGAGTCCATGCTTGAAGTGGTTTTACCTGAACCTGACAACTTTCTAAAGGTTCGTGAAACTTTGACTCGCATTGGAATCGCTTCTAGGAAAGAAAACAAATTGTACCAATCCTGCCATATCTTGCATAAGCAAGGTAGGTATTTTATCGTTCACTTCAAAGAACTCTTTGCGCTGGACGGTAAGGAATCGAATATCACTGCAGGTGATATTGAGCGTAGAAATGCGATTACTGGATTGCTTCAGGATTGGGATCTGTTAAAGATCCTAAATAATTCTCAAGCGGATCAGAAAGCATCTCTTTCGCAAATTAAAGTTGTATCCTTCAAAGAGAAGGATCAATGGGAACTAGTACCGAAATATAACATAGGAAAAAAATCAAAATGATTAAACTTGAACTTGAAATTAATGAAGTAAATATGATTCTTGCAGTGTTGGGTAAGCATCCTTTCGAGGAAGTTGCTACTCTTGTTGTTAAAATTAAACAGCAAGGCGACCCACAAGCAGAAGCAATTGCTGCTGCAGCTGCACCTGCTGCTGAATTACCAGCTGCATAAAGTATTCACCTTAGGACCGCTAAGTTACGAATCGTTGGTAAAGCTGTCAATACGTTAAGTTGTCGCTGGAACCAGTAACCAGCATTTTAATCGACATGCCTTCGGGGTGTCAAATTTATAACTCGCTTAATAGGAGAACCACTATGGTCAATAAGACTTTTGTACCCGCATTCTTTTCACAAGATGCATTTAAAGATTTCGATAAATTCTTTGTCGGTTTCGAAGATTCTGCAAAGCAATTCCAAACATTGCATGCTGATCTAACTAAAAACATCCCCAACTATCCACCGTATAACATTCGCAAGAATGATGAGAACTCATACACAATCGAAATCGCAGTTGCTGGTTTCGGTCAGAATGAGATTGATGTTGAGATTGATGGTGGCAAGTTAATTGTCAAAGGTAACATTGACGCAAGTCTTGATGCTCTAGAAGACAATTTCTTGTTCAAAGGTATTGCTACTCGTGCATTCACTCGCTCGTTTGCTATCGATGATCATATCGAAGTTAAGAATGCAGAACTATTCAATGGTATGCTTAAAATTGCTTTGGAGCGTTTAGTTCCAGCAGAACAAAAGCCAAAGAAAGTTCCAGTAAAGACTCGCACAGGAAAACAATTTTTACAAGAGGATGGATATGACAAAGCTGCTGAAACACTTTAAGAATATTATCCTTGGTATTTCTGATGGAGTCAATGCATTCAGAACTTACAAAGCAGGTAAAGTAAAATGAAATTTATTTTATCTAAACTGTCAACCTTGTTTAAACAAAGATCTCAATTAGAAGAATTTATTATTTCTAAGAATCCTTTAAGTGCCAGTGATGTTGATCACTGGACTAGAGTATATAATAACTCCCAACAAAGGTGGTTGTAATGCTCAATTGGATTCCAATGACAGATGATGATTGGGATTGGGTAAACGGTAAGATACCAGAACCAAAGAAATCATAACAAGCAGGGGGACTTTCGGGTTCCCCTAAATACTTGTTATGATGAAAGCAAAACTATCACCAAACCTAATATCTTTCTTTCTGGTTCGCAGAGGGAATTGGATGCTCAAGGTATCGGTGTATAAGAATAAACAAATTCTAGTTTTCATGCAACACGTATATGACATGGATAAAATTATTATGCAATATTTCCATGATCAAAACCAAGCAGCAGATTTTATTGAATATATGATAGAGGAATAACATGATTAAAGTTTTTAAACTATTGAATGGTGAAGAGATTATCGCCAAGACTGGATTGAATGGACTAGGATACACATTATCAGATCCAGCTGCAATTGTAATTCAGCAAACAGAAAAGGGTGTTGGCGTTGGACTTGTTCCATACATGCCTTATGCTGAAAGCGACATTACCCTTTACGCTACCGCAATCGCAACTGAGGGAATCCCAGCCCAAAGTATGGCGAACGAATATAACCGAATCTTTGGCTCGGGTATCGAGGTCGTTTCCGCCAGTGCCCTGAGCGGTCTAAAGATCGTCTCGTAGAGACCCTCTAGGACGTCCGTAGGGACGTTTTTAGACCATCTTTGGGGGTTAACCCACCCCTGCTTGCCTAGAGGCTCTCTCGGGCTGTAAAAAGTAATAAAAAAGGTTTACTTTTCAAGAACTTACAAAACCCTACTTTCAGTAGGGTTTTTCAACATTTCGCTTTACTTTAATGCAACCTTGGAGTATAATAGTTGTATAAATGATGAAAAGGAAATGACTGTGTATAAATCTAAGACTGAGTTGCGTGCTGAAACTGAAAAAGCACTGAAGAAGTTTTTGAAACAAGGTGGTTCTATTGAGGTTATAAAATCTCGTAAAGCACCTAAGATGTTGATGCGTGGAAAAACAACTCGAGTTGCTTCCACTGGAACATCGGGTTTCGCTGTTGGTTTTCCACGTAAGTCTTTCGTTTAATCTAGGAGATCGCTATGAAACAGTTGACTGCTTATGTTGCTAAGATAAATGAATGGAATGCTATTTTCAATAGCACTCAGTATAGTTTGACCACCCACGCTGATCGTCAGCGATTGGCAGACAAAATTGATGCTGACCTCAGCCCCGAGAATTTGACCTGCGATGGTGAACTTCCACGCAATGTTGTTCAGGCAAAATATCGCGAGTTGACTACTGTTGCTCGTCAACTTAAACAAATGGATTCCGCAGTTAAATTTTATGAGTTTGAATAAGGAGATAATTATGTTAGCATGGGAAGAAATGTCACCTCTTGAGCAAGCCCAGTGTCAGTATTGGGATATGTATAAAGATGCCTATGGTGTTCGCCCTCGTGGTGTTGATACCAGTGGCTGGTCGCTAGAATACTTTGAGCAGGAATTCAAACACCTTGCTGAAATTATTGAGATGGAAGAAATTGCTCGCAAGAAAGCAGAAGCAGAAGCCATCGTGCAGTTCGAAGATCGTGTTCTCAATCTCATGCACACTGGAACTAATCGTGAGCGAGTGATCGCATGGTTGATGGATGCTGAAGGTGCCAATGGCGATCATGAGTATTTCTGTTTCACGCAGGGTCTTCCTTATGGTTACTTAAGGAAACCCGCATGAGGGTTTTCCAAGAGACAACTTCAGATTGGGTTGGTAACGTAACCAACCATATCTATTATTTGACCGATGACAAGTCAAAGATGGTTGCCTTCTATAACGTGAATACTGGTGAGGTAAAGAAGTTTATCAAGCCAATTCGTTTTGATATGAGGTATAGAAAATTTAAGGAATTGAAACACAAATGAATGTAAATAAATTTTTAGATATTCTTGCTGCGAATGCTTCTCGTAATTTTAAGATTGAACAACTAGAAGCCAACAAGAATGATGAGACTTTGCGTGAGGTAATTCGCCTTGCTCTGGATCCTTTCACTCAATTCTATCAACGCAAAATTCCTACATATACTAAAGACAAACATACTACAACTTTACACAATGCCCTTGGAGCACTTTATGATCTATCTTCCCGTAGCGTTACTGGTCATGCAGCAATTGAATACTTGCGTATGCTTCTCTCATCTTTATCAGAAGATGATGCAAAAGTTATTGAAAGAATCATTCAGAAAGATCTAAAATGTGGAGTACAAGTATCAACCGCAAACGCAGTGTGGACTGGTTTGGTGAGCGAATATCCCGTAATGTTGTGCAGCCCATTCGAGCAGAAACTAGTAGACAAGATAAACTTCCCAGCCTACGCTCAAATGAAAATGGACGGCATGCGCTTCAACGCAATCGTCAGAGATGGTAAGTGCGAATTCAGGAGCAGAAATGGCAAAGAAATTTTATTACTTGGCAATTTGGAGCAAGAGTTTATTTCTCTTGCTGGTTCTGTTGATTGTGTTTTTGATGGTGAACTACTTGTAATGCTTGAGGGTGATTATCAGTTTGCAGATCGTCAGACTGGCAATGGTATCCTCAACAAAGCAAACAAGGGTACTATCTCAGCCGAAGAAGCGTCAATGGTCCATGCTTCTGTTTGGGACTTAATACCTTACGCATATTTTGCTGATGGTAAGTGTCCAACTCCATACTCAAAACGATTCTCAACTCTCGAAGCGATTGTATCAAAGCAAAAGTCGAAGAATAAAAAGATCTGGACTGTGACTAGTACCATTGTTGAAACATTAGAACAAGCGCAAGAGATCTTCCAAGATTATTTGTCAAAGGGTTACGAAGGTATTATCCTTAAAGATGGCGCTGGTGTTTGGGAAGACAAACGTGCAAAACATCAGATCAAATTTAAGGGAGAACTTGAGTGCGATCTTAAGATTATTGCAATCGAAGAAGGTACAGGTAAGTATGCAGGAATGCTTGGTTCTCTAATTTGCGAATCAGCAGATGGT